AGATCCTCCGACTCGTCAAGCCATACACCGGCACCGACGATCCGCCGCCCCCCGTCGAGCCGCCGCCGGCGCTTCCCCTCGACCGCTACGAAGCCGACAAGGAACTCTTCGACACATGAAGACGAACACCGACCCCCGGCTCATCCCCCTCGCCCGGCGAAACCCCCGGCTCATCATCATCATCCTCGGGCACCTCTACGAAGCCGACGAACCCTTCCCCTGGGACGAGTTCGTCGGCTTCCTCACCAGCGACGAGCACCCATGGAAGACCGTCGAGAACACCATCTACGACCTCATCGCCTTCGGAGCCATCCACAAAATCGGGAGCTACCGCGCCAAAGGCAAGACCGACACCCGAGCCCTCAAGCTCACCCCGCTCGGCCGGGCCTGGTCTGACCGGGAACGGATCCCCTACCTCGTCGAAGACGAAGCCGAAGAAGATGACGAGGATTTCTAGGCGGCCAGCGCCTCGAGACCAACGACTACTACGGCCGAGGCGAGATCGAGCGGCTCACCCGTCTCCCGATCGAACAGCGCGCCGCCCACCTCGACCACTAACACGAGGCGCGGACCATCTTCCTCGAGCACTACCGCAGCCGGAAGAAGAGCGTCCTGCATGCCCAAAATTCTACCCAGGCACGTCGACACGACCCCTCAAAATTCTGATTCCCCAGACTTCACGGTCGGCCTCGACGACGTCTCCGTCTGGCGCTCCCCGGCTCCGCGAAGGGGGAGCCTAGCCAGCACGTCAAGGACTCGTCAACGACGACGGGCTCGACCGTGCCCCCGAAAAAAATTCTCAGCATCCCCCCTCCACCTACCATCCCCCCATGCCCTCGGCCAACCCCCGCCCCTGCACCGCCTGGCCCTGCGAAAAATTTCGGCCGTGCCCCATCCACGACAAGAAGGACCACGACCCCGAGCTCGAGCGGGAACGCAACGCCCGCCGCTCCGCGTCCATCGCCATCTACCGATCCCCCCGATGGAAACGACTCCGCCGACGCATCCTCCTCGAGCGACCCTGGTGCGAGTGGTCCGCTCCCTGCCCCCTTCCCGCCACCGACGTCGACCATCGCATCCCCATCGAAGACGGCGGGGAGCCCTGGGACGAACTCAACCTCGCCGCCCTCTGCCACGCCCACCACTCCCGCAAGACTGCCGACGACGTCGCTGCCCGGCGCCGGCGGGGGATAGGGGGGTCGAAATCGCGAGAACCCGGCGTCGGGCACCGCCGGGGGGAGCCCCGCGCAGATCGGCGAGGGTCCTAGAGGCGAAGTGAGGGCGGCCGTAGCCTCGGGGAAGAACGTTCTCGAGGAGGCCGCCGTGAAGCTCTTCGCCCGCCATGACCTCGGCCATCTGGCCGATGACGAGCCGGTCTTCTTGGTCCGGGGCCGGGACGCCGAGGGTCCGAACATCCTGCGGAAGCTGGCGTTCTTGGTCCGGGCCCGCCATGGGGCGGAGATGTTGGCGGGGGAGATCGAGGCGTTCGCCGACGAGATGTTCGCCTGGCAGCATTCGGAGGGGAGGTCGGCGCCGCCGCCGGAGCGGGACGAGGCGGCCCCGTCGGAGGCGACGATCGAGGAGGAGCCGGCGCCGGCGGAGGAGCCGGGGACCGTGGTGATCGCCGGGAACGAGGTCACGCCGCGGGAGGAGACCCGACGATGAAGGCGCCGGCCGCCGAGCTCGCCGTCAGGGTCCGGGCGGAACCCCGGGGCCGGGTGACGGGCTGGTCGGTCTTCTGCCCGGACCATGGGGCGATGCCGGTGCTCGCCCCGGGGAAGGCGGCGGCGCTGATCGCGGCTGGCCGCCATGTCGAGACCGAGCACTTCGGCCGGGGCCGGGTGGTAGTCGCCGATGCCTAGGCGGCCGGGCCCGCCCCGCCAGCCGGCGGACGTGATCGAGCTTCACGGCAACCGCTCGAAGCTCTCGAAGGACGAGCTCGAGGCGCGCCGGGAGGAGGAGGTCAAGGCCCGGCCGCTCCGCCCGGACCCGCCGAAGGATCTCACCCCGCTCGAGCGGGAATGCTGGAATCTCCACGCCCCCGAGCTCGAGCGTCTGGCGCTCCTCTCCGTCCTCGACGCCGGGAGCTTCCGGTTCGCCTGCGCGTCCTACGCCCTGGCCATCACCGCCCTCGGGGAGATGCGACCCCGCAAGGCGGACGGGTCGATCGACGCCCGGAAGAAGGGCTATATCGTCACCGAGGTCGACCGGGTCCACGGCGGGATGCTCAAGAAGCATCCGGCGTTCGCCATCTACGCCCAGGCCGTGAGGGACTACCGCTCCTGGTGTGTCGAGTTCGGGCTCACGCCCTCGGCGCGGCTCGGGCTCCGCCCCGGGGCGCAACCGCCGCTGCCCGGGGCCGATGAGCACGAAGACGACGACGAGTTCTTCGGCACCTGACCGGATCCCGACCGGCGCGCAGCTCCTCGACCCGGAATGGCGCCGCCGGCGGGTCGAGGCCGACCTCGCCCATCTCCCCGGCCTGAAAGCGGCGCTCGTCGAGCTCGGCCTCTACGCCGACCTCGACGCCGAGATCACCAAATGCGTCCCCCCGATGTACGTCTCGCCGCAGCCGCCCCGGGACATCCGCCGGCGTTACGGGATCTATTTCGACGTCCGGGAGGTCGCTCGCTTCGTCGAGTTCTGCCGGCGGCTCCGCCACGTCAAGGGCCGATGGGCCGGCCATTCGTTCATCCCCGATCTCTGGGAGATCGTCTACGTCCTCGGGCCCGTCTTCGGCTGGCGTCAGAAGGACGGCAACCGCTACTTCCGGGAGCTCTTCCTCGAAGTGCCCCGCAAGAACGGCAAGAGCACCCTGGCCGCGGCCATCGCCCTCTACCTCCTCATGGCCGACTCGAACGTCGCCGCCGGCCGCCTCTTCGAATCCGGCGCCGAGGTCTACGCGGCGGCCACCACCACCGCCCAAGCCAAGAACGTCTTCCGCCCCGCCGAGGCGATGGCGCGGCGATCCCCGTCGCTCTCCCGGCGTCTCGCCATCCGCAAGGATGAAGCCCTGATCTACGAACGGACCGTGAGCCGCTTCGAGGTCATCTCCGGCGACCCGGCCAAAGCCGAGGAGAAGATGGGCGGGAACGTCTCCGGTGCCATCATCGACGAGACCCACGTCCACAAGGACCGCCGACTCATCGACACCATCGAGACCGGCACGCCCGGCCGGGAACAACCCCTCATCGCCCACCTGACCACCGCCGGCTCCGACGTCGAGGGCACCATCTACGCCGAGAAGCACGACCTGGCCATCGCCATCGCCGAGGGGAAAGTCCGGGAGATCCGGACATGGGCCGTCGTCTACTCCGTCCCCGAGGACCTCCTCGAGCGGTGGGACGACCCCGAGGTCTGGCAGGTCGCCAACCCGGGACTTCGGATCTCGGTGTCGGTCGACTACCTCGACGACGCCGCCACCAAAGCCCGCCGCTCGGAGCCGAAGCGGCTCGCGTTCCTCCGCCTCCACCTCAACGTCCGGACCTCGACCGTCTCCCGGTGGATCGACCTTGAAGGCTACGACCGGGGCGCCGCCTTCCTCCCCGTCGTCTGGCCCGAACTCAAAGGCAAGGTCGGTTTCGCCGGCCTCGACCTGTCCAGCTCCTTCGACCTGGCCGCCCTCGCCGTCCTCATCCCCCGATGGGTCGACGACCCGGCCGACCCCGAATTCGAGATCGAGGTCCTCGAGGTCCTCCTCCGGGTCTGGACCCCGAAGGACCGCATCGGGAAGCGGGCCCCCCGCGAGCGGGAGCTCTTCGCCCGGTGGGTCAAGGACGGCCATCTCCTGACCTCGCCGGGGGAGACGATCGACTACGACGCCATCGAGGACGAGGCCTACCGCCTGGCCGACGAGCTCGAGCTCGACCGGCTCTCCTTCGACCGGTGGGGATCGAAGCAGATTGTCAACCATCTCCGCGACGGCGGCCTCACCGTGGCCGAGCTCGGCCAGGGCTTCGCCGGGATCTCGGCCGCCATGAAGGAGACCGAGCGGATCATCGCCGAGGGCCGCCTCCGGACCGGCGGCCACCCGGTCCTCCGCTACGCCTTCGAGAACATGGCCGTCGAAATGGACGCCGCCGGCAACATCAAACCCAACCGGGCGAAGTCGACCGGCCACATCGACCCCGCCGTCGCCGTCGTCATGGCCGCCGACGGCTACGCGCGCTCCACCTACGCCGAGTCGGTCTACGAAGAGCGGGGCCTGGCCACGGCCTGACGGGTCCCCGACGGCCGGGCGCGGCGCTTCTAGCCTCGGTGGCGATGAAAAGCAAGGACCTCGATGGCGCCTGGCGGCCACTCCTGACCCGGCGGCTCCTCGTGAATCTGCGGCCGGCGGCCGACACCCCGGACCGAGCAATCCGAGGTGTGCTCTGGGATCAGCGGGGCCCGCTCCTGATTCTCAAGAGCGCCGAACTCATCGAGACTGGCCAGCAGGTCCGCCGGGTCGACGGCGAGGTCGTCATCGAACGCCGCAACGTCGACTTCGTCCAGGTACTTCCGAACCCGGAGGATTGACCCGTGGCCGTCGTGGTCTCCGAAGGATCGCTGACCATGTCCCATACCGAGCCCTTTCGGCCGTTCGTGAACTACGGATCGATCGACCTCTATTCCGGCCGGACCGAGGACTACGCCGCCATCTACCGCACCCAACCCAACGTCCGGCTCGTCGTCCGGTTCCTCGGCCGCAACATCGCCCAGCTCGGCCTTCACGGCTACCGGCGGATCGCCGCTGCCGAGCGGGCCCAGCTCGACGCCGGCCACGACCTCGCCCAGTTCCTCAAGAACCCGACGCCAGCGGCGACGAAGCCGGTCACCCGCCACCGGTGGATCCGAGGGATCGTCGAGGACCTCGCCATCTTCGACACGGCGTATCTCTTGAAAGCGCGCAACACGGCGACGGCGCGCCTCAACGGATTCCGGATCCCGCCCCAGATGATGAGACCGATCGGCGATTCATGGCTCTGGCCCGAGGGCTACGAGCTCCTCGGCAACAAGCAGCGGGTCACCTACCCGCCCGACGCCGTCGTCCACATCTTCGGCCACAACCCCGAGGATCCCCGCCAGGGCCTCTCGCCCCTCGAGAGTCTCCGCCGGCTTCTCGCCGAGGAAGCATCCGCCGGCGAGTGGCGGGAACAGTACTGGCGGGGCGGCGCCCGAATCTCCGGCGTGATCGAGCGGCCGGCAGACGCGCCGAAGTGGTCCGACACCGCCCGGAACCGGTTCCGATCCGACTGGCAGGCCGCCTACTCCGGGACCGGCGGAGAAGCCGGGTGGACCCCGATCCTCGAAGAGGGGATGAAGTTCGACCCGACATCCTTCTCGGCGAAGGAATCCGAGTACCTCGCCGCCCGGCGTCTGTCGCGGGAGGAGGCGGCCGCCGCCTACTTCATCCCCCCCGCCTTCGTCGGGATCCTCGAAAACGCCAACTTCTCGAACATCAAGGAGCAGCACGTCTCCCTCTACGCCGACACCCTCGGCCCCTGGCTCGACTGGATCACCGAGGACCTCGAGCTCCAGCTCCTCCCCGAATTCGACGACGTCGACGACGTCTACCTCGAATTCAACCTCGAGGAGAAGCTCCGCGGGTCCTTCGAGGAGCAGGCCACCGCCGCGCAAGCGTCGGTCGGCGCCCCGTGGGTCACCCGCAACGAACAACGGGCCCGGTTCAACCTCCCGCCCGCCCCCGGCGGAGACGTTCTCGTCACGCCGCTCAACGTCCTCGTCGGCGGCCAGGCCTCCCCCCGAGATTCGGCACCCACCGGCGCGCTGGCCCGGTCGAAGGCCGGCGACCACCACCACGGCACGAAGAGCCTGCCCCGCTACCTCCTCGGATGGGAGGCGAAACACCGGGAGATCCTCGAGAGCTTCTTCATGCGCCAGCAGGAGAGTGTGATCTCCAAGCTCGGCGCCGGCCTCGACCTCGACGAGGCGTTCGCCGCCGACCGCTGGAACGAGGAGCTCGGCCATGACCTCGGCGCCGTCGCCGCCGAGATGGCCGGCGAGCTCGGCGCCGCCGTCGCCGAGGACTTCGGCGCCGAGTTCGACGTCGAGCGGGCCCTCCCATGGCTCACCGAGAACGCCCGCATCGCTGCCGGGAGCGTCAACACCGCCACCTACGACCAGCTCGCCGAGGCCTGGTCGGGCGTACCCCGCCGCGGCGCCGCCGGCCGGAAGCAGATCGACGACCTCGACGACCTCGGCGGAGTCGACTCCGACGACGACGACCTCGAGGACCCCCTCGGAGGCGACAGCTTCCTCAACCCGGCCCGCGACGTCTTCGCCCTGGCCGTCACCGCCCGGGCGGCCACCATCGCCACCACCCGGGCCACCACCGTCGGCCAGTGGTCGAGACGGGAAGGCGCCAGCCAGGCCGGCGCCGGCTCGAAAACCTGGGTCGTCAACTCGGCCAACTCCCGGCACGCCGCGCTCGAGGGAGAGACCGTCCCCCTCGGAGAGCCGTTCAGCAACGGGGCCCAGTACCCCGGAGACCCGACCCTCGGCGTCGACGAGACGGCCGGCTGCCTCTGCTCACTCGATTTCTCCGCATAGGAGGGAAGAACCCATGCCCAAGACCGCTCTCCGCCAGGGCCGGATCGCCGGTGTCGCCCACGGTCTCAAGAGCCTCGGCGGGATCGGCGGGAACGCGCCGGGAACCTGGGAAGCGATCGTCGCCGTCTTCGGCAACGTCGACTACCAAGGCGACCGGATCATCGCCGGCGCCTTCTCGAAGTCGCTGGCCAACTGGGCGACCTCGGGTGACCCCCTCCCCGTCATCTTCTCCCACCAGTGGGACACCCTCCCCGCCCACATCGGCACCGTCCTCGAAGCCAAGGAACTCTTCCCCGGCGACGAGGCCCTCCCGGCCGAGCTCCGAGGCAACGGCGGCCTCTGGGCGAAGTTCCGCCTCGACGTCGACCATCCGGAGACCTACGCGCCCACGATCGACCGGCTCATGAGCGAACGGCGCCTCAAGGAGTTCTCCTTTGCCTACGACGTCTTCGACGAGCGTCGCGGCTCCGACGGCGCCAACGAGCTCCTGGAGCTCGACGTCCTCGAGCTCGGCCCCACCCTCAAAGGCGCCAACCCGGCGACCAGGCTCCTGTCCCGCAGGGCCGACGCCGCCAAGTTCGTCCCCCACGCCTTCGCGCCCGGCGACGCCGACGCCGACGAGGACCCCACCCGGTGCATCCTCTGCGGCCTGACCCGCAACACCGCCGCCCACAATGCCCTCGCCCGCCTCGCCGACGGGAAGGCGGCCATCGCCTCCCACTCCACGGCGACGAGCGACGCGTCGTGGGACGGGCCCGCCAACGAGGCCAACCTGTCCACCGACGACGGCGCCGAGGTCTACCGGCAGGCCTACGCCTGGGTCGACCCCGACGGCGACCCCGACGTGAAGTCGAGCTACAAGTTCATCCACCACTTCGTCTCCGACTCCGGATCCGTCGGAGCGGCCAGCACCACCGCCTCTTCGACCGGCATTGGCATCCTCAACGGCGGCCGGGGCGGCACCACCATCCCCGACGCCGACCGCCAAGGCGTCTACAACCACCTCGCCAAGCATCTCCGCGACGCCGACATGGAACCCCCCGAGCTCGCCAGCGCCTCCGGCGAGGCGGCCGGCGACGCCGACGGGGCGAAAGCATGGGTCACCCTCGACGGTGCTCTCGAACAACGCCAGGAGGCCGTCTACCAAGCCGGCTCCCGATGGGCGGCCGACAACGAGATCGGCAACGGCGGCTTCTACGCCGCCTACCTCGAGGCGACGTTCGAGGACCGGGTCGTCCTCCTCGTCGAGGGATGGGCCGACCCCTGCTACGAGGGAACCTACTGGGAGCTCGACTACACCATCGAGACCGATGGCACCGCCACCGTCAGCAACCCCCGGGAAGTCGCGCTCCAGACGACGACCGTGGCGAAGGCCCGGGCCATGAAACATCGGGCCCGCCCGGGGTCCGCCATGCCCGAGAAGACGTCGGATACCGTCTCGGGCGAGCCACACCCCGGCAAGTCGAAGGGCAAGGCCGAGGCCCGCGAGGGTAAGGCCGAGGACCCCGAAGCGAGGACCGGATCAGGCGAAGACGGCGCCGCGGGGAACCCCGCGAGCGCCCTGTTGGAGCTCGAGGAGCTCGAGCTCTCCTGATCCCGCGCTAAGGAGGACCCCATGCCCACCAAGACTCGGGCTGAGCTCGAGGCCGAGAAGCTCGCGTTTGTCGAGAAGGCCCGCGAGATCGCGACGAAGGCCGACAACGAAGCCCGGATGCTCACCGGTGAGGAGCGGACCGAGATCACCCGCCTCGTCACCGAAGCGAAGTCCCGCCACGACGAGGTCAAGGCCATCGACGGCGACGCCGAGCTCCGCGAGAGCCTCAACGTCCTCGGCCGCCCCGTCGGCGAGCTCGCCACGGGCCCCGCCGCCGGCCCCGGCCGCGGCGTCTCCCTCGGCGAGAAGTTCACCAACTCCCCCGAGTTCAAGAACTGGCTCTCGTCCGTCGCGCCCGGCGGCATGGTCCCCGACTCCAAGGGATCCCGGGTCGGGAACTCGCCGCCGGTCGCCTTCGGGATGAAGGACGTCATCACCGGCGGATCGGTCACCAGCGCCGGCGCGCTCGTCACGCCCGACCAGCTTGGTCTCCTCGACGGCCTGGGCCAGTTCCAGCGGCCGCTCACCATCGTCGACCTCATCACCCGCGGCACCACGGGCACCGACACCGTCGAATACGCCCGGGTGACCGGCTTCACCAACGCCGCGGCGACCGTTCCCGAGGCGACCACCGCCGGCGCCATCCCCGACCCGGACGCCGACAACACCGCCGGCCTCAAGCCGGAATCGGCGATGCTCCTCGAGAAGAAGACGGCCGTCGTGAAGACCATCGCCCACTGGCTCCCGGCCACCAAGCGGGCCCTCTCCGATGCCGCCCAGATCCGGACCCTGATCGACAACTTCCTCCGCTACGGCCTCGAGGAGGAACTCGAGGACCAGGTCCTCACCGGCAACAGCGTCGGCGAGGACTTCGAAGGCATCCTCAACACGCCCAACACCCAGGTCCAGGCCTTCGACACCGACCTCCTCGTGACCACCCGCAAGGCCCGCACGCTCGTCCGCACCGTCGGCCGGGCCCGGCCCACCGCCTTCGTCTTCCATCCCAACGACAACGAGGCCATCGACCTCCTCCGGGACCTCAACGGCCAGTTCTACTTCGGCGGGCCCAGCTCGGCCCCGTCGGCGCCGCTCTGGGGCCTACCCCGGGTCGAGTCGGAGGCGATGCCGGAAGGGACCGGGATGGTCGCCGACTGGCGGATGGCCGTCCTCTGGGACCGCGAGCAGGCCGCCATTCAGGTCTCCGACTCGCACGCCGACTTCTTCGTCCGGAACCTCGTCGCCATCCTCGCCGAGATGCGAGCCGCGTTCGGCGTGATCCGGCCGAAGGCGTTCGTCGAGATCGACCTCGCCGCCGGCAGCTAACCCGAACCCGGCTCCCCGGGGCCAGCATCGTCGCAGGCCCCGGGGAGACTCGTCGCGTGGAGGGAAAACCACCATGCCCAGAATCCGACACGGCACTCTCGAACCCGACGAGATCGAAGAGGTCAACCTCGGCGTCGACGTCGGCGAAGTCGAGGTGATGAACGTCGACGGCGCGGAGGCGATCTACGTCCGGACTGACGGCGAAGACCCAGAAGTCGAAGGCGAGGACTCCTACGTCATCCCCGCCGTCATCGGCTCCACGGCCATCATCCCCGTCCGAACCGCCGGGCCGACCGTCGTCAAGCTCATCTCCGCCGGCACCGTCGCCTTCTCGGTCACGGCGGAGTTCGCATGAGCCCCCGGCGGGGCGGCGGCGGCGGCGCCGAAGGACCCACGGGCCCGCCCGGGCCGCCGGGCCCGCCCGGGCCGCCCGGGCCGAAAGGCGACCCGGGCCCGGCCGGGACCTTCGCCGTCGTTGACCTCGAGGCGAGAGTCGCCACGCTCGAAACGAGCGTCGCCGAACTCACCGCCCAGCTCGTGGCCCACGCCGCCGACAAGAAGGCACACAAGTAGGTGCCGAGCTCGAACCTGGCGCTCGCGCCGACCGTGATCCACCTCGTGCACATCGCAGAGCCGCACCGGACCGTCCTCGACGTCGGCCCCGGCCGGGGGAAGTACGGGGTCCTCCTCCGGGAATACCTCAATGAGCCGCCCGAGGTCCTCGACGCCGTCGAGGTCGAGCCGAGCTACGTCACCAACCGACTCAAAGCGATCTACGACGAGGTCTTCATCGACGACGTCCGCAACTTCACCAACCTCGAGTTCGCCTACTACGACGTCGTCCTCCTCGTTGACGTCATCGAGCACCTCGACAAGGACGACGGCCTCGAGCTCCTCCGGCGGATCCCCGGCCGGGTCGTCGTCTGCACCCCGGAGGAGTTCTTCGACAACGGCCCCGGCCTGCCGGCATCGGAGGAACACCGGTCCCTCTGGACCCGAGAGGACTTCGCCGCCGTCCGGACGATCGACGTCGACGCCTCCGCCCTCGGGGGAATCGTCGTCTCCCTCGCCCCGCAAGGGTGAACATCCTCGCCCACGTCCACAAGGCGCCTCCAGAGCACAACGCCGGCGCCGAATGGATGCTCCTCACCATCGGCCGGGAACTCGTCCGCCGCGGCCACGAGTTCACCATCTACGCCAGCCACAACCGGCGGGCCACCACCCTCGACGGCGTCCGCATTGTCCCCAGGAGCCCAACCCGGCGCCTCGACGAGCTCCACCGCCACGCCGACCTCGTCATCACCCATCTCGACGAGACCCGGCGGGCCGTCGCCCTCGCCGGCCGCCACGGCCGCCCCGTCGTCCACCTCGTCCACAACGACCGCCAGCTCACCTACCACGGCATCACGCCGGCGGCCGCCGCCCTCGTCGTCCTCAACTCCCGGTGGATCGCCGACACCGCTGGATGGCCCGGGCCATCACTCGTCGTCCACCCACCCGTCTTCGCCGCCGACTACCGCACCACCCCCGGCGACCGGGTCACCCTCCTCAACCTCTCCGAAGCGAAAGGCGGGCCGCTGTTCTTCGACCTCGCCGAGCGGATGCCCGACGTCGGCTTCCTGGCCGTCCGGGGCGCCTACGCCGCCCAGCACAACCCACGCGGGCCCGGCCGCAACGTCGAGGTCATCGGGAACACCGCCCACGTCGTCCGCGACGTCTACGCGAGGACCCGCATCCTTCTCGTCCCCTCGAGCTACGAATCGTGGGGCCGGGTCGCCATCGAGGCGGCCGCCAGCGGGATCCCCACGATCGCCCATCCGACCCCCGGCCTCCTCGAGAGCCTCGGCCCCGCCGGGATCTTCGTCGACCGGAACGACCCCGCCGGCTGGGAACGGGAGATCCGCCGGCTCCTCGACGACGCCGACCACTACACCGCCGCCTCCCGCCGCGCGATAACCCGCGCGGCCGAGCTCGACCCGACCGCCCAACTCGACGCCCTCGACGCCGAACTCCGCCGCCTGGTCGACGTCGACCGCCGGCGGCCGGTCGACTTCGCCGCCCACACCGCGCCCTACGTCGAGCATCTCGCCCCGATCTACCGGGCCATGCCCCCCGAGCACCGCGGCATCTTCTACGTCACCTCCTGGGCCCGGGCCCGGGCCGTCGAACTCGGGATCCCCGAGGACGAGCTCGTCATCGACGACGGTCACCCGCTCCCGGCCGGCGCCGAGATCGTCGTCGCCTCCTACCGGGACCTCACCCGGGCCCGGGACCGGCCCGTCATCCTCTGCGAGCACGGCGCAGGCCAGGCCTACTCGAACCGCCACTCGAGCTACGTCGGCGGCGTCGGCCGGGAACCCGTCGTCCTCTTCGTCGTCCCCAACGACCAGGCCGCCGAACGGAACCGCCGGCGATACCCGTTCACTCCCAACGCCGTCGTCGGCTGCCCCAAGCTCGACGAGCTCCTCACCATCCCGGCGCCGGCGGGCCCGCCGACCGTCGCCATCTCCTTCCACTGGCGATGCGACGTCGCACCCGAGGCCGGCACCGCGCTCGGCGACTATCGGCCCGTCCTCGGCGAGCTCCGCCACGGCCTGGCCGCCGCCGGCATCGATCTCATCGGCCACGGCCATCCCGGCATCGCCGGCGAGCTAGAGGCCGTCTACGCCGAGGTCGGCATCGAGTTCGTACCCTCCTTCGTCGACGTCGTCCGCCGCGCCCATCTCTACGCCGTCGACAACTCCTCGACCCTCTTCGAATTCGCCGCCCTCGGCCGCCCCGTCGTCGTCCTCAACGCCCGCCGATACCGGCGCGGCGTCCGCCACGGCCTCCGCTTCTGGACCGAGGCCGGCGTCGGCCTCAACGTCGACGACCCGGCCGAGCTCCTCCCGACCATCCTGGCCGCCCTCGAGGACCCCGACGGCGTGAGACGGTCCCGAGAGAGCTCCGTCGCGCGTGTCTACCCTGTCCGCGATGGGACTTCGGCACGACGGGCCGCCGCCGCGGTGGTCGCGGTAGTGGCGAAACGCTGCCTCGTATGTGGAGCCGCCCACGCCTCGTGCGGAGGCCCGACGGACGTCGTCCCGGTGGACGAACAGATGACGAGGAGCGAGCGCGTGCCAGGACCTTTGAAGCGATACCCGAACCCCGCCCGGGCCGGCGCCTACCTCAAGCTCGACGAGGAGACCGCCCGCCGCATGGGCCTCACCGGCGAACCCGTCGAGCCGCTCCCGGCGCTCCTGTCCAGCAAGACCGCCGCGGCGAGCTCCACGAGCCGCCAGGAACCGCCAGGAGCCCTGGCCGGGCCCGGACGGCCGGCGGCGTCCTCGGCGGCCGGCCCCAGGAGCGGCCCTTCCGTCCCCAAGGGCGCCATCCCGCCCGGCGGCGTCACCCACCGGGCCCGCGCCGCGGCCCGAGCCACCGAGGAGGCCACCATGGCCGAGGAGCCCGCCCCCGCACCGGAGACGCCGGAGACGCCGGAGACGCCCGAGGTCGAACCGCAGGACAAGAAGCGGCCGGCGCCGAGCTCGCGGCGCCGGCGCAAGATCAGCGAATAGGCCATGCCCGAACTCCTCGCCACCGTCGCCGAGCTCCGCATCTTCCTCGACGACCCGACCCTCGACGAGGACCGGGCCGAGCTCTTCCTCCGCATCGCCTCCGGCGAGGTCCGCGGCTACACCGGCCAGCTCTTCGACCTGGTCGAAAACGACGAGGTGATCCTCAACGGCCGGGGGACGAGGATCCTGCTCCTCCCCGAGCTCCCGGTCCTGGCCGTCACCGAGGTGCTCGAGGCCTACGCCACCACCGACGAGGCCACCATCGCCGGGCCCCTCGACGCCTCGCCGATCTACGAATGGGACGAGGACGGCGTCCTCGAACGGATCGACGGCGGAGTCTTCCGCCGCCGGCGCCGCTGGTACCAGATCACCTACGACCACGGCTACGCCACCGTCCCCGACGAGGTCAAATCCGTCGTCCTCCGCGCCGCCGGCCGCGCGTTCGAGAACCCCGAAGGCATCCGCCAGGAAACCCTCGGCCGCTACAGCTACACCCTCGCCGGCGAACAGGCCGGCATCGGCCTCTACGCCCCCGACCGACGCGACCTCGAGCCCTACCGGCACGAGACCCGGGGTCGGGCCGGGACGGCCGCCGGAGTCGGCTCGTGAACTGTGACAACTGCGGCCGGCCGATGGCCGATCACTGTTGGGTCCACCTCATCCCCTGTTGCCCCGGGAAATGCCCGGCCACCCTCGACGAGTACCTCGAGCTCATCGACCGGGAACGGAACCAGCGGCCGGCCGAGGCCATGCTCGCCGATGAGATCCGCCGCCTCCGCTCCCTCGTGGAGACGAAGTGAGCTTCCGCCGGCTCCTCGACCGGACCGTCACCCTCGTCCCCCGGGTCGTCACCGGAAAGGACGGCCGCGGCAACGACGTCGTCGGCGACGGCACTCCCGTCCCCGGCGTCCCCGCCGGCCGGGACCTCCTCCAGGCCTCCGAGGAGATCACCAACCGGGACCAGCAGGCGAAGACCTTCGTCTACTTCCTGCCCGCCGTCCTCGACGACGGCACTCCCGTCGCCCTCACCGGCTACGACCGGATCGTCGACGAGGACAAGACGTTCGAGGTCCGGGGCGAGCCGGAGCGGATCGTCCGTCGGCGCGGCGGCCGCCTCCACCACATCGAGGCGATCGCCTACCTCATCGAGGGTTGACCAGTGGCCAATTTCAAGCTCAACCCCCACTTCGCCAAGGAGGTCCTCCGGGCGAAGTTCGTCAAGGAGAAGCTCGAGGACCTCGTCGAGGAAGGCGCCGACCGCTACCGCGACGGCGTCCCCGTCGACGACGCCGACCTCCGAGACTCCGTCTTCGGCGAGGTCGCCCTCACCGAGGAGGGATTCAAGGGCCGGATCGGCGCCACCGACTGGAAGGCGGCCCTCATCGAGTTCGGCACCTCGAAGAGAAAGCCGGACGGTTCGCTCCGCCGGGCCGTCGAGAGCCTCGGGATCGAGTTCGAGACGAAGGAAGGCCGGTAGTGGCCGAGCTCTACGCCCCGGTCGACGCCGAGACCCTCGCCGTCGCCTACCTCAAATCCGTCGCCGATCTCACGGCCCTCGTCGGCGTCGAGGGGATCTCGACGGAGCTCCCCCGGGACTGGGTCGCCGGAGACGCCTACGTCCGGCTCTCGAGGATTGGCGGCACCCCCGCCGATAGCGTCGGCCACCTGGACCGGGCCCGGATCCAGGTCGAAGCGTTCGGCGCCACCGGCGAGGATGCCTTCTCGATCGCCGGCGAAGCCCTCCTCGCCTTCCGCCTTCTTCCCGGCTCGAGCTTCGATTACGCCGGCGCCGTCGTGACCGGCGTCGACCAGGACCTCGGCCTCTCCTCACAACCCGATCCCGAGACCGACGCGCCTCGCTACCTCTTCGGTGTCGTGCTCTTCGTCCACCCGGTCCCAACCGTCGAACCGCCCGGCAGTTAGCCTCGAATCCGTCGGGCCCGAAGCCCGTGAGATCAGGAGGAAACCATGGCCACGAAGACCGCCGACGAGATCGTCGTCGGGGCAAACGGCTCGCTCTACGTCGGGCCCGTCGGCTCCGCGGTCCCCGCCTCGATCAGCGTTCCTCTCGGGGTCGACTGGACCGAGCTCGGCTACACCACCGAGGAAGGGGTCACCTGGGTCGACGGCAAGACCATGCAGAGCATCCGCGCATGGCAGAGCTTCTACGACCTCCGCCGGATCGTCGAGAGCAAGGAAGGCTCCCTCGCCTTCCAACTTCTCCAGTGGAACGGCGACAATGTCCGCCTCGCCTTCGGCGGCGGGACCGTCTCCGAACCCTCGCCCGGCGAATACCGCTACACCCCGCCCGCCCCGGAGTTCATCGACGAGCGGGCCCTCGCCGCCGAGTGGCAGGACGGCGACAAGAACTACCGGCTGATCTTCCCGAAGGGGAACGTCTCCGAGAACATCGAGACGAACATCGTCCGCAGCGGCGGCGCGCTCCTCCCGATCACCTTCTCGCTCCTCGGCGAGGACGGCGTCGATCCGTTCATCTTCGACACCGACGACCCGGCCTTCGCCAACGCGCTCGGCTCGTGAGCGACACCAACGGCGCCGCCGTCGAAGAGCGGCTCATCGACCTCGACGCCGCCCGGGCCGCCCGCCTCGAGAAGAAGGGCCCGGGCCCGAAGGTCAAGGTCGACGGCCAGGTCTACGACCTCCCCCGGGAGCTCCCCGCCGAAGCCGTCCACGCCTTCGGAGGCCTCGTCTCCGGCGACCCCTCCATGCTCGAGGTCGGCGTCCGCTCCCTCTTCGGCGACGCCTGGCCTGCCCTCAAGGCGTCGGGCCTCTCCTTCGACGACGAGGTCTTCCTCCTCGAGACCGCCCTCGCGCTCTACGGGTTCGACCTCCCGGAATTGTCCGCCTCGGGGGCTTCCTCACCGAACATTGGCAAGCTCTCGAGGCCGACTTCGCCCGCTACTACGCCCTCGACCTAGCCGAAGCCGTCTTCGGCGCCACGCCGATCTCCGCCCGGCGCCTCAAGGTCCTCGTCTACGAGCTCCCCCTCGAGAGCCGGGTCGCCCGAAAGCTCGGCGCCGTCCGGCCCGGCCAGTGGCACAACGTCGAGGAGCTCCTCGCCGGCCTCGTCGAGCTCACCCACGCCCAAGTCCGGCTCTTCATCCTGGCCAACCGCCACCCGAAGAAGCCGGCGCCGAACATCCCCGCCCTCCACATCCCTCGGCCCTGGCGCGACGAAGACCAGAATCGGAAGCGTCCAGCCACCGCCGAGGAGCTCGCCTCGTTCCTCCAAAAGGCCGGGGGAGTCGTGCGCTACCACCCGAGAGGAGAGGGCTAGATGGCCGCCGAGCTCGAGGCCGGCCGAGCATTCGTCGATCTCGTCCCGCGCCTCCAGGCCGGCTTCGGGAACGCCGTCGACAAAGAGCTCGACGGGCCCCTCGGCCGCATCAAGGGAAAGGTCGGCGGCCTCGGCAAGGCCATCGGCCTCGGCCTCGGCGCCGGAGTCGCCGCCGGCGCCGGCGCCCTCTACGCCGCCTCGCTCACCATCGACGGCGCGCTCGACACCATCCGGCTCAAGACCGGCCAGACCGGCGAGACCCTCGCCGGCCTCGAGACGTCGTTCCGCAACGTCGGCCGCACCGTCCCCGACGACCTCGGGAAGGTCGGCCAGGCCATCGGCGAGCTCAACCAGCGGACCGGGCTCACCGGCGCCGCCCTCGAGACCCTCGCCACCCAGGAGCTCGCCCTCGCCCGGATCACCGACTCCGACCTCGGCGCCACCATCGAGACCACGACCCGCCTCTTCGGCGACTGGTCCGTCGCCACCGCCGATCAGGGCAAGACCCTCGACGAGCTCTTCCGGGCCAGCCAGGCCACCGGCGTCGGCGTCAACGACCTCTCCGCCAGCCTCGTCCAGTTTGGCGGACCTCTCCGCCAGCTCGGCTTCTCCCTCCAGGAGAGCGCCGCCCTCATCGGCAAGTTCGAGAAGGAAGGCGTCAACACCGAGCTCGTCCTCGGCTCCCTCCGGATCGCCCTCGGGAAGATGGCCAAAGCCGGCGAGGCCCCGGCCGCCACCCTCCAGCGGACCATCAAGGAGATCAAGAACGCCGGCGACGCCGGGAAGGCCAACGCCCTCGCCCTTGAGCTCTTCGGCGCCCGGGCCGGGCCCGACATGGCCGCCGCCATCCGCGAGGGCCGCTTCGAGGTCGACTCCCTCGTCAAGACGATCTCCGGGGGAAAAGAGACCATCCTCGGGGCGGCCGCCGACACCGACGACGCCGGTGAGGCCTTCGCCCGCCTCAAGAACAAGGTCATCCTGGCCGTCGAGCCCCTCGCCGGCCGGTTCCTCAACGCCGTCACCGATGGGATCGAGAAGCTCGAGCCGTTCATCGTCTCCATCGGCGACCGCCTCCCCGGCGCCTTCGACGCCGTCGAGCGGGCCGTCACCCCCGTCTTCGAGGCCATCGGCAAGATCGCCGGCGCCTTCAAGATCCTCCTCGGCGACGACGGCCCCCAGGGCTTCGGCGAGATCATGGACAATCTCCTCGGCAACTCCGGGAAGTACGTCGGCCTCTTCCGCTCCATCGGCGAGTGGATCCTCAAGATCGGCGACTTCATCCGGGCCCACCTCAAGCCCATCCTCATCGGCCTCGGCGTCGCCTTCGTCGCCCTCACCTCGCCGATCTCCCTCGTCGTCGGCGCCCTGGTCCTCGCCTACGCCAAGAGCGAGGTCTTCCGCAACGTCCTCAACGCCGTGATCGTCTTCATCGCCACGAAGGTCGTCCCCGGCATCGCCGCCTTCGTCGGCTACTTCGTCGAGCAATTTGGCAACGTCATCGCCTGGATCAAGGACAACTGGGGCCAGATCAGCGAGGCCATCGGCCACGTCGTCGAGGTCGTCTCCGGGATCATCCGCACCTTCGTCGACGTGATCTCGGCCCTCTGGCGGGCCTGGGGCGATGACATCGCCAACGTCGTCGGCACCATCTTCGACTACATCAAGCGCACCATCGAGAACGTCGTCAGCGTGATCCAGGGGATCATCAAGACCTTCCTCGCCATCCTCAACGGCGACTGGGGTAAGGCCTGGGACGGGATCAAGCAGGTCGTCGGCGCGGTCTGGGACCAAATCAAGAACATCATCGGGAGCGCCGTTGACGTCGTGAAGAGCATCATCGGCGGCCTCGCCTCCACCGTCGTCGAGGTCGCCAAGGGGATCTGGGAACCGATCAAGGACGGCTTCAAGGCCGTCATCAACTGGATCATCCGGGCCTGGAACGGCCTCGAATTCAAGATCCCCGGCTTCGACCCGCCCGGGCCCGGCCCAAGCTTCGGCGGCTTCACCCTCGGCGTCCCGAACATCAAAGAGCTCGCCGGCGGCGGCACGGTCGTCGGCGCCGGCCTCTCCATCGTCGGCGAAGGACGACGCGCCGGCGAGCTCCTCGCACTTCCTCGGGGCGCCACCGCCGTCCCCCTCGACGTCGCCCGCATGATCGCCGACGCCGCCGGCGGCCGCCGAGGCGGCTTCACGATCGAGCACCTCGAGGTGCCCACCGCCGTCGACGCCACCGCTGACGAGGTCGTCGACGCCATCGGCGCCAAGCTCGGCTGGAAGCTCACCACCAGGAGAGACCGGTAAGTGGCCATCACCGACGACTGGCAAGGAAGCCTCGCCAGCCTCACCTTCGGCGCCGGGAGCCCCTACCCGTTCACCGGACCCATCGGTGGCCTCGGGATCCCCGTCCCCCGCACCCGAGATCAGGAGCGAGGCGACCAGGCCGGCGACGCCGGCGGAGACGACGTCCTCCCCAAGCGGATTCTCACCCTCCCTCTCGGGATCAACGGCACCGACCCCGAGGATGCCTGGGACCTCCTCGAGGACCTCAAGGGCGCCTTCGCCGAGTCCGTCGCCGACGTCCCCCTCGACCTCCGCCTCCCCGGCATGGCGACCACCGGCCGGCGCTACTACGGCCGGCCCCGGGGCCTCGACACCGACCTCGGCGCCCTCAAGTCCGGATGGATCGACGTCCTCGCCACCTACGACGCCCTCGACCCCTTCGCCTACGGCGCCGAAGTGAGCACCGGCCCGCAGGCCGGCTCCTTCAACGTGACCAACCCGGGAAGCGCCGACACCGACCGGGTCACCCTCACCATCGTCGGCAACGGCGGAACCCCCAAGGTCGTCAACACCACCGACGACGCCGGAGACGTCACCTTCGGCCAGGCCGTGAGCGGCACCCGGATCGTCGACCTCCGGGCCCGCACCATCGTCGACGGCTCGAGCAACGACTTCTACGACGAGCTCGCCGCCGGCGTCTTGTGGTTCGTGCTCCGCCCCGGCGTCAACGCCCTCGTCCTCACCGGGGCCGCCTCCGTCGACGTCACCCTCCGCGGCGCCTACCGCTGACGGGTCCACGGTGGCAAAGATCCCCGGCGGTAGCGTCGAAGCATGGCCGCCATGACGGACTATCTCGAGGACAAGGTCCGCGACCACGTCCTCCGGCAGATCGCCTATACCGCCCCCACCTCGGTCAAGCTCCACCTCTACACGACCGCCACCACCGACGCCGGCGGCGGCACCGAAGTCGCCGGCGGGAGCTACGCCGGCCAGACCGTCACCTTCCAGGCCGGCGCCGCCGGCTCGGGTGCCGCCGACAACTCCGGAGCGGTCTCCTTCGTGAACATGCCGGCCGCCACCGTCACCCACGCGGCCATCAAGGACCAGGCCGGGAACATGCTCCTTCACGGGGCTCTCACCGCCCCGAAGACCGTCGGCGCCGGCGACACCCTCACCTTCGCCGCCGGGGACATCGACGCCATCTTCGCCTAGGAGAGGACTATGGCCGACACCGTCACGCTGCCCGGCACCGGAGCCGTCGTCGGGACCGACGAAGTCACCATCGGCGGCACCCCCCAGCAGGTTCAGCGGATCAAGCTCGTCGACGGCTCCGACGGCGGAACCGATCTCCTCCCCGGGTCGGCTGCCCGCGGCCTGTCAACGGACCCCCGCCTCAAGGTCGTCCGCCTCCAAGTCACACCGACGATCTCGACAACCCCGGCCTACACCGCCAAAGACGCCGTCGGGGGCCTCATGGCCTTCTCCAACGCCGTCCGGGCCAGCGGCGGCACCTGCCTCCTCCAGGCCCTCCAGCTCGTCGACAAAGGCCAGCAGATGGCCGACCTCGACCTCGTCCTCTTCGACCGGTCGATCACCGCCCCGACCGACAACGCCATCTTCGCCCCGAGCGACACCGAGCTCGGCTACGTCGTCGGCGTCCTCCCCATCGCCAAGGGCATGTATGCCGACCTGTCCACGAACAGCGTCGCCGCCTTCAACGACGTCGGCCTCGAGTGCGTCCTCAACGGCACCGACCTCTTCGGAGTGCTCGTGGCCCGCTCAACCCCGACCTATACCGGCACCGGCGACCTCGTTCTCACCCTCACCATCGCCCAGGACTAGATGGCCAGCAGCCGCCAGTTCCTCGACGCGGCGCTCGCCCTGCAACCCAAACTGCTCTGGGCCTGCGACCGTGGCACCGGCACCGAACGGGACCTCTCCGGCAACGGCTACGGCCCGAGCTGGAGCGACGCCGCCGACGCCATGGTCCCACTCGCTCCCGGCCACCAGCTCCTCGTCCCGAAATTCACCACCGCCGGGAAACTCAACCTCGGCGTCACCACCGCCAGCCTCAACGGCAACGTCTCCTTCACCGCCATGTGCGTCGCCGCCTGGACCGGAACCACCGACTACCACCTCTTCGGCCAACGCGACAGCGGCGCCAACGGCTATCTCGGCCAGTGGCTCATCAACATCAGCTCGACCGCCCCCGCCGGCCACGTCGCCGGCTACGTCTACGGCACGAACAACCTCTTCGACGTCACCCTCGACGAGGCCGGCATCACAAGATTCCGCGATGGCAGACCTCACCTCATCGCCCTCATCCGCGACGTCGCCCGGAGCCGCGCCTACCTCATGGCCGACTGGACCGTCGTCGCCGAAGCCGCCATCAACGGCTACAGCCTCTCAAACACCCTCGGCATCCATGCTTGGTACAACCAGCGCGACAACAACAACCCCCTCATCGGGACCGGTGGCCCGTGCGGCCTCTGGCACCGGGCGCTCGGAGTCGGAGACATCCGCCGCCTAGCCGACGCCCTCCACGGCCGGACCTACACCCGCCGGCGGCGGCTATGACCACCGCCTGGCAAGCCGCCATCCTGGCCAAAAACCCGGTCGGCTACTGGCCACTCGACGACGATGCCGGCGCGGTGTTCGCCCGGGACCTCTCCGGCAACGGGCTCCATGCCACGAAGATCGGCGCCGTCATCTTCGGCGCCGCAACGAACCCCCTCAATGGCGGCAGTACCTCCGCCAGATTCACCGGCGGCGCCCCCGCCAGCGCCTACCTCAATATCGCCGGAGGCGGCGGTTCCAACCCTTACGACACGCTCGAACTCGGCCCCGAACGTTCCGTCGAGTTCTGCGCCAAGATCCTCGGCCCGTCCGGCGCCGGCGACGGCGATCTCAACATGATCTACCGATGGCGCTACCAGGGCTACTCCCTCTACGTCACCAACGCCGGCAACTGGGGCGCCTTCAGCAGAACCCACCACATCGCCGGCGGGACACCCACCGACTGGCACCACGTCTTCGCCCGGGAAAGCGCTTCCCGCAACGTCAGCGAGCTTTGGATCGACCGCGTCCTCGTCTCCTCCGGCCCCTACCCGGGCCATCTCACCTACCTCGCCGGCGGCGGTATCGTCATCGGGGAGGACGGAGTTTTCGACGGGACCGAGGGTGGGGACGACACCGTCAATGGCCACGTCACCGACGTCGCCATCTATGACGCTTTCGTCGGTCTCTTCGGCGCCGGCTGGCAGGTCGGCAGAGTCGGCATCGCATGAGTCTTCTTCTCCTCTTCGCTGGTGAGGAAGCGCCTGGCGAAACCGCCGCCGTCCAATTCACCCCCTCGGCCAGCTTCGCGGCGACCGCCACCGTCGAGCAGTTCGCCGCCGTCTCCTTCGCCGCCACGGCCAGTCTCGCCCCGGCTGCCATGCGGACCGCCTTCGCCGCCGTCGCCTACAGCGCGCCCGCCACGCTCTCGCCCGCCGGGACAGTCACCGTCGCCTGGGCCTCGGTCCGGTTTCTCGCCCGGACCACCTTCGACCCGATCATCCGCTCCCGAGGGAAAAGGCGCCGGGTCGTCGTGACCGACTTTGACGGCACCCCTTTCGGCGAGCTCGAGAAGGCCAAGGTCGGAACGATCGTCAAGGAGCTCAACCGCCCGGACGAATGGAGCTTCGCCGTCCTCCTTACCGATCCGAAGGCCGACCTCGTACTTGCCGAACGGATCCGGGAAGCCCAGCTCTGGCGCGGCGACCAGCTCCTCTCCTGGGGCCCAATGGTCCGCCCCGGCGCTGACAAATCCAACCTCGCCGTCTCCGGGAAAGGTGCTCTCTGGCATCTCACCCGCCGCCACATCGGCAAAGCCGACCGGACCAATTACGTCCTCAACGGCGATTTCGAAGACGGCCTCGCCCACTGGAACCTGGCGACGAACCTGCTCGCGCTCCACTATGGCGACCCAGGCGCCCAAGCCACCCCTCCCCTCAACGCGATCATCGACTTCCCCGTCCTCACCGGCGCCCGAGCTCTTCGCCTCGAGAACTACACCACCGGCGCCGACGCATGGGCCGGCCAAGCCTTCCTCTGGACCGTCGACGAGGACCTCTCACCCGACGGCGACCTCTTCACCCTCAAGGCCTACGTCTACGTCCCCTCCGCCAACTACGTCGCCCCGGCCCTCGACAAGCGGGGCCTCTTCTTCGCCCGGAATTCCACCACCGAGCTCTGGGACGACCCTCGGGTACAGGCCTTCTCCCCCGGGGCGAAGAAGCCGATCGAGGTCTCCTTCTTCCCCATCGACGAAAACACCCCGAAGGACATCTGGGTCCCCGTAGAGCTCACCCTCAAGACGCCACCGAAGGCCGGCGAGCCGGAGGTGATCGACCTGCGGCTCTACGCCCCCAACGGGGTCGCCATCTGGGACCGGGTCTCCCTCACCCTCGACGAGAGCACCGTCTTCTTCGGCGCCGACCAGGCCCTCATCGCCAAGGGCATCGTCGAACATCTCCAAGACGCCGCCTACGACAAGAGTGACGTCAACATCGGCACCGACTGTCCCCTCACCGGCGTCCTCCGAGACCGCCGCTACCGCCACGCCGAACACCCCAACGGCTTCGGCGCCCTCGAGGACTTCACCCACCTCGACAACGGCTTCGACGTCGACATGGCCTATACCCCCACCGAACGGATCTTCCGCACCTTCTTCCCAATGAAGGGAACCCGCCGGCCGAAGTACGCCCTCGAGCTCGGCAAGAACATCGCCGACTTCGCCTGGAGCTTCGACGGCGAGGCCGCCTCGAGCTCGATCATCGTCCTCGGCCAGGGCGACGGCTCCGGCCGCGAGGAAGGCTTCGCCATCG